ACATATTTTCTTTAAGTTTAACTGCATCAACGGCTAATATTTCGTCTGCTGAATCTTCAATATTTCCTGCAAAGCTTTCGTAAGTTTCTCCGGCGGCTTTCATTCTACCATTACCCCACCAGAATTGAGTATTATCTAACATACCTACATTTGTAATAGCGCTAAATAAACCTTGTACAATTGTCCCTAGTTTTGTAACATCTATTTTTTTATCTATGAAGCCTAATACATCTTTTATAGTTGCTGTTAAAGTTTTATATGGTTCTGATAATGCTTCAACAATTGCTACTCCTTTTTCAAATTCTGTATCACCTTGCCACCAACTAGATGTTTTGCTTTTACCACCACCGATAGTAACAAAAGTATCTGTTAATGCTTGAATTAATGTTTGCGTGTTTGTACCTATTTTAGCTTTTATATCGTCAACTGACATTGCAGAAAGATTAATCCATCCGGTAGCTTTACCATCTTTATCATAAGTTGTTGGAAATTTCATATCAGCCATCATGATAACACTTTCGGCTAAGTTTTTCAAAGGAGTACCTAAACCTGCTACTACGTCAACACCTTTTTGGAAATCAGTATCTCCGCCCCACCATGATGATTTTTGTCCTGCACCAATATCTGCAAATGTACCGCTTAATGAAGTTACAATTGTTCTTGTGTTATTTGCAACACGTATTGCTGCAGCCTCTAAATCAATACCTTCAGCATAAGCTGTTGGTTTACCATCTTTGTCCCATGCTATTGGGAATCTAAGATCAGCCATTGCTTGGAATCCCATAGCAATACCTGTTAAAGCACCTCCCATTCCCATTACGGATTGAATACCTATTTCAACAGGATTCTTTGGACTAGTTCCAAATAACCAATCTGCTACACTTTTCTTAACTCCATATTCTTTACCGACTTCTCCGAAAACCATACTTAAACCATATACGATAGCCATTGTATTTGCAGCTACTCTTGCAGGTGCATCAGAATCCATTGATTCATACGCAATAGGTTTACCGTTTTTATCGTATTTTACAGGGAACTTAAGGTTTGCCATATTTTGCATACCCATCGCTATGTTGGTTAAAGCTTCACCCATTCCCATTACTGATGTAATACCCTGTGAAACAAATGATCCACTGGTAAATAATCCTGCAGCACCTCCTGGAAATTTCTTACCGATTTCTCCGAAAGCATTTGCTAATATAGTTGTTATTAGGGTTACATTAACACCTAATAAAAGTAAGTCTGTTTCTGCAGCTATTTTTTGGAATTCTTGTAAACCTTTAGCAATCGTAATTAATGCAATTCCAGCCATAATTAATGCAGGTGAAGTAACATATAATGCAGCAATTTGTAATGGACCAAGTGAGAATGAATTTGCAATAGCTTCAAACATAACTTCCATATTGGTCATTGCTCTACCACCACCGATTCCTAAGAAACCTTTAGTTACATTACCGCTATCTCCAAATAATCCTTTTGATGCGAACATTTCTGCTATTGGTAGTTTACTTAATGCAAGTACACCTAACGCGATTGGTAATAATGCAAGACCAGCAATTCCCATTGCTGCTGCACCTATAACTATAAATGGTGCGGCAAAACCTGCGCCTGCAAATGCTAAACCTACGCCAACAATTACAGCACCCATCATACCTACCTTTTCCCAAGTAGCGTCTTTTAAAGCTACCATGAACATTTTTGTACCAAGTCCTAAAGTTATTAATGCAACACCTGCTACTATCATTGCAGCTGAACCTAATGCTATAGCAACTGGAATTGGTCCAATTCCTGCAACTCCCATAGCAACAGCGAGTCCAACGATAACTGCACCCATCATACCTAGATTTCCCCAAGTAACACCTTCAAGTGCTTTTTTCATTGCAAAAACACCAATAGCTATTGTAACCATTGCAATAGCTGCAACAATCATTGCTGCTGAACCCTTTTCAATTTCTTTGTCTGCTAAACCTGCAACTCCCATTGCAACTCCAAGTCCAACAATAATTGCACCCATCATGGCAATAGTTTCCCATGAAACGCCATCTAGTGCTTTTTTCATTGCCCATATACCAATAGCCAAAACTATTAATGAACCCGCAGCCCACATCATGGCCTGTGCTCCGTTTTTAATTTGTTTATCAGCTTCACCTGCAAGTGCAAATACTAGAGCAACTCCAGCTACTATAGCAAGTGATTTAACGGTCTTGATAACATCTTCGGTTTTCATGTCGCCAAGAATCATATTCATGATCCATATTGCAAGTGATAATGCAACTATAGCCACTGCACATAACATTAATGCCATAGCACCCTTACTAACATCTCCTACTTTTTTGGCAATTAAGCCAAATACTAGTGCAACGCCTCCGACAATTAACATTACTTTAGCTACTTCTTCAAAACCTATAGAATTTAATATAAGGTGAGATAATACTAATGCAATAGCAATTGATAAAATAGCTCCAGCGGCAAACATTAATGCCATACCGGTTTTTCTCATAGCCTTATCAACTTGCATTTTATCCATAAGCCAGAATACTCCACCAATGGTTAAAATAACCAAAGCTGCAACTCCTAAACCTTTCAGAACATATTCTGCTAAAAGTCCTATTAATACAAGTGATACACTTAAAAATAAAACACCTAGCGCTAAACTTTGTATAGCTTTACCAAATAAAACGATTCTTTTTGAATCTAATTTCATTTTGTCTAATAGCATCATAATTAATCCAAAACCTAATAAAACTACGCCTGCTACTAATAATCCTTGTAATATCTGAGGAGCTAATAATGCCATTAACACTAAACTTACAGATAACCATAATAATGCTTTACCAACATCTCCCAATGCTGTAATGCGCTCTAATCCCTTTTCATCTAATTTCGAGGTAGCCCACATTAGACCATCCACCATCAATTTTAATAGAGGTACTATTAATAACATCGCCACTCCAGCAATGATTAATAATGGTAACGCTAAGATCATTAAGGCTGCAAATTTAAGTATTGACCATCCTATATCTCCAAGTGCTAATAAACCATTGGTTAAAGCTTCCATTTTTAATTTAAGCTCTTTACCTTCTGGTGCTCTTTCTAATGCATCAATAATTACACCTAAACCAAGTCCAATTGGTTCTAATGCACCTGCTGTAATTCTAAGTACTAATGCTTCTTTAATGGATACTTTACCACCTGCATTGCCGCCAGTTTTAAGGGCGTTGACAAGTTCGTCCATTTTTTTATATAAATCACCACCAACAGAAACAGACGCTGCTGTTTCTTTAGTATTGACCGCTACTTGATCAAGTGCCTTAGATTGTGAACCTAATCTTTCAAATGCCGTTGCTAAAAATGGGGGTATTAATTGAGCCAATGTGTATTAGTCTTTTTTAGGTATAAGACAAACGCTACTGTATTGTAGCGTTTGTCCATACTCTTTATATATCTTTAGAATTTAGGCATCTTCATAGAAGGTGCTTTCATTCCCTGGATCTTAGGCATCGATGGCGCTTTATATTTAGAACTCATATCGCTCTGTTGTTTCGCCGTCTGTTCTTCCTGATCCTTATTCTGATTATTTTTCTCTTTAATGTATTCCGAGAGATTTTTCAAGTAGTACCAAAATTCATAGTAGTACATGTTCTCGATCTCTGACGGTTGCATCCTGAGATGTATGCCCAGATAGAACTTAGTCTTAAAGTAATTCTCCAGCGAGATCTGAAATAATGAAAAGACTTTTGATGCCACCTGGGAAGTCAAGAGGGGCTTTTGCGATCTCCCCGTCGTATTCCATTTCTAATGTAGTTTCAACTCCAATTTTCATTTTTTCTGCAAGTCTATAGATTACCATAAACTTATTTTGATCCCATGATTTATAATCAACTTCTAAGCTAAAAATTCTAGGTAAATTCAATTGTCTCCAATCAGGTGTGATATAAGGCAATACTTGAATAAATGCTTTATCGAACTCAACTTCTTTTTCTTGACGATCTTTAAGATACTTAGTGATCTCTTGCATTACACCAATTGAAGGTGGACGCATTCTAACTTCACCAGCAGATCTAGTCTTGATAACATAAGTTCTTTCTTTAGAACTGTAATAAGCCTCGATTTCAGTAGGTACTAATGTAGCAACTAAATATCTTGAAGCTAATTCAATGTCTACAGCAACTTTACTGTGTTCAGTTTTACCTTTGAGGATCAGTTTGTTTTCTGGTTCAGGGAAAGTAAGATCTCTAATACTTAATAAAAGTACAATTCTGTCCTCTTCTAAAATATCTTTGTAAGATAATCTTTTTTCACCTGCAGTAATTTGAGTACACATTTCTACAATGTGATTCAATTTCTCTTCCATGTCAATATAATTATTTTCATCCATTGTTGAAAAATGTCTGATCTCAGCAGCTCTCGCCGATCTGATTTTAATAATAGTGTCATGTGGGTAGAATTTACCTTTTGATGGTAATTCTTCTTGATCAAGTATCATCCATCCTAAAAATTGGTCTGCAGATTTTTCAGGTCTTGCTTGACCAAAATTATCCATGTTAACTTTACCCAATCCTTTTGATTCTACAGCACTTAACATGTCAACTACAACTTCTTCGTTGTCATGTTGATTAGCTGTAGGATTATTGATTTGATCTCTAGCTTCTAACATTGCTGCTGCTATTTCTTCTTTGTTTAATTCTTCGCTCATTTTATTTGTTGTTTAGGTTTTTAATTTTATTTTTTATGTACGACTGTTGTTCAACTGATTTAATACTTAATTCTTTTTTTATTAAGTCTCTAATCCATGCACTAACAGATATTGGCCTTGTTTCGGTATCTATAGCATCATTTAAGATGCATCGATTAACCGCAGCCACTTCATCTTCTGTAAGAAGAACTTGAAGTTTTTTAATTAGTTTGTGGTTATTCATAATATTTTGATATGTTAATAATATATTATATTTATCTTGCAAAAAATAAGAAGGTAATTTTCATCACCTTCTTATATTAAGTGTTTATTAGTTTACTTCTTCTGCGTATACATCAGATCTCCAAGTGATTTCTAATGTTTGAACGTCAGCTGCTGAATAGTCTAATGCATCTGTAAATCCAAGTCCTGAAGTGATGAAGCAATCATCTAATGTGATTTTTCTCCAAATATCACCTTCTCTGTTGAATTGTACAATTACAATTGTTCCTACGTAATTCTTTTTCAAGCCCATTTCACCAGTTTCTGGATTATATTGTGCTCTGTACCATTGTCTTAATGTTTTGTATAAGTACGCTTGGTTAGCGTCATTTAAGTTCAATGAAAAGTTTACAGTAACATCGATTGAAGTATTGTCTACCATACCAGCGAATGATCTAGTAGCAAATTTATACTTTTGTTCGATTGCAGCAACTTCTTTGTGTAAAGCTGCAAGACCTGAGATTGTGTTTACATGTTGTAATAACAATTCTTGTCCAGTTACTCCATCAGGAGGTAAGATAGTCACCTCAAACAGGTTTGCCTGTACTGGTTCGAAGTTCTTTCCTTTCTTCTGTGTTTGATCTTCTGAATAATGTGGTAAAGCCATAGTTTTTATGTGTTTATTTTATATATCTTATTTTATTATGCAAAGTTTCCGGTTGCAATTTCTCCCGTGTTCAAGATAGTTACTCTCGATACTAAGATTTCAAGACCTTTAACTGGCTCAACAAATGTATCTAAAATACCCATGTTATTATCGATTACTTCATTTGTGTTGTTTGTTCCGTCCATGATGTTTCTATAGTCGTATACACCTCCATCTTTTTTAACTGATTCCATAAATGAATCTGCTAAAGTTTTAATCTCTAATCTTGTTTGAGCCGTGTTGAATTCAAATAAGTAGTTTTTCAAGATTTCTGCTAAACCATCTTCAATGTAGATCATTGCTTCTCTTACGTGAGCTGAAGACAATGCTGACTGAATTGATTGTTGTGCAGTTTTGTTACCTTTGATAGTCAAACCAACACCTCTTTCGAATACGATTGGGTTAATACCGAATGGCTCTAAGAAATCTCTATCTGTTTTATCAAATGCAAATTCTAATCCTTGTACTCCTGTACCACCTACAACACCTCTTCTAGGTCCTGCGATGATTGACCAAGGCAATGCATTTAAATATTTATCAACATAGTTGTTAGATACGTAAGCTGCTGGTGGAATAACTTTAGTTCTACCGTTTTCAATTACGTTAAGTCCTGGTGAGTAGTAAAAACCAAAGTTTGCACCTTCATTAAGACTTGGTAATGTATAGATTGCAGTAGGATTAAGTTCTAAATTACCTCCAGTTGCTACTAATCTTGTTTCGAATGATCCAGTGTTTGTATCTAAGAAAGAAGGATTAGTTGCTGCTTTAAATTCTTTCACCATTGGTGCGTTAAGAATTGCAGAAGCATTTTGTCTCTCTTTACAAAGAGCTGTAATTTCTTCTTTGTTAAGAATTCCTCCGTTTTCTAATGAACCGAAAGTATCTACAACATATCTGAATGTGATAGCATCTTTGTCAATCAATGTGTTTGATAAACCATTACCTGGTTTCATTTGAGTTAATAAAGTTGCGATTGATTTATCTGCTTGTGTTGCTGCAGCTAATGGGAACATAGTGTAAGTAGTTGTACTTTCTTCGTATCTCTTAAGTGCATATGCTGGTCTAGAAGAAACTGGTCTATGACATTCAAATGTATAGAAGTTAGATCCAGACTGAGTAGTTTTGATAATTCTTTTGATTCTCGCTAATTTTCCGCCATCAGCAGGTACATACATACCAACTTTAACGTCAGTCCAATCAAATGTATCATTTGCTAAAGTAGCAGATAATACGAATTTACCGGTTTGTAAATCTGAGAAGTTGTAATCATCTACTAATGTAGGTAACATAACCGCTCTTGAGTTTGGATCAATTGTAGTGTATTCGAATGTGTGTGATTCTGTTCTTATTCTTGCAGTAAGTGAAGTAGCTGAAGCTGTAGCATATGTTGAACTAAATGATTCACCACCAGCTGCAGTAATTTTTACAACATTACCACCAATTACTGGGTGTAATTCAGTTACTGTTGAAATTGCAACGTAATCTGTATTGTTAGCTCCTAATAAGAAGTTACCTGGGATAAGACTTCCTGGAGTAGTTAATATAGCTGTTGGACATGCAATTAAGATTTCACCGTTAACAACTGTGATAGGTCCAGCTCCAAAAGTAGCTGGAGTTCCAGCGTTAAAACTTTCGTAAGTTGATTTTCTAATAGCAGATTCAGTTTCGATGATAACATCTAAACCGTCTTGTGAAATTGATACAATTGGTGTATATTCACCAGCAATATCAGCTCTTAAGAAACCTGCTTCTGTAATACCTTCTGAAGTTAAATCTAAAACACTAGCGCCAACTACTGTTAATTCATTACCATCAACGATTAATGTATTTTCAATTGCAATGTTTTCAGTTGAAGCATCTTGCTCAACTCTGTGAGAAAGAACTTTATAATCTTGATAGATGTTAAAACCATTACCAACGAAATCAATAGATGCTAATGCTTCTTCGTTAATTGCACAGAATAAACCTGTTCTTCTTGCTTCCAAGTTGATCAAAGTTTCAATGTATAATAAATTACCTTCTTGATCTTGGAATTCAGGAATAACTGATCCAGTATATTGTGCTACTAAACTAACTTCTCTTAATGCAGTGAATTTAGCTAATTGATCTCTAAATAAACCTTTTTCGCTAAAGTAAGCACCGTAAGTTGGGTCATTGTTTAAAATTGCAGCATCGTAAAGTCCTTTATATACGAATACATCTACCATGTAGTCTGATACGTAATCTAAATCTTCGATACCTTCTGGTACATTACCTTCACCATACCATTCTCTAGCTGTCATTTCAAAACCTGCAGTATTAGCAGCTTGTCTAATGATAACTGAAATAGGCTCTTGTTTAATGTTTGCGAAAGTAATTGCATTTGAAGAATCATCTGCAATATTTCCAGCAGCTTGTAATGTTTTAATGTCTGAAGGAACCCAGAATTTATCAGTGTCAAAAATGTCACTGTATTGAACAGAAGCTTCTCTTGCTGCTAAACCTTCGATAGAAGAATTAGTTGCTGGAGATACTAATGCAACTCTGTCTGCTGCATCTGCTGCAGTTAAGTTCAAAGCCAAGATCGGTCCTCTTGAAAGAGTTTCGATACAAGATCTGTGAAAGTACATTCCTTTCTTTTCTAAAGACGAATCAATACCACCAAAAACTTGAACGAATTGCTCAGTGTTTTCAATAAATACCGGAGTGTTGTATGGACCTTTTTTAGATCTACCAACAACAAGTCTAATAGTCTCAGCTGGAATATTAACTGTTTGCGATTTGTCAAATTCTAGACGATATACGCCTGAGCTTTTGAACTGTAATAATTGAGGACTTAGTGCCATAGTTGTTATTATTTATTTTTTTTACTTTTATTATATATCTATTCTCTTTTCGAAATTTATATCAAATCATATATGTCGTACTGTAAATCTCCGTCAAATGAACTATCTTTATATAAAATCTTTTCCATTTCTTCATGTAAGTCAGGATCTATAAAATCCAGAAGCTCTTCTACATAATCGGCATAATCAGTGGTGTTGAAAAATTCAGTAGAACTAATCACAGTCATAATGGTATCATCATTTCCCATTTGAGCTCCATAACCACCTCTTGGTAAACCTCCAAAAAGACTCGCTTCATTTATAGTCATTTCATCTGTTATATTTATCCTATTTATTTTGTAAAGCTTTGCAAAATTTTGACAAAATATAGCTTTATTATCAGATTTTATTTTTATACCTGCTTTTAATGTCTTGGAATCGTGACGATGTCTAAACTTAACAACCATCTCATCATCAAAATCATTTTTCTGTGGAAACACAGATCTTAAGTATTGGAATAAAACTGAACCATATGTATTGTATTCCACAATCATCTTAACGTTCTCATTATAGAATATCTCACATGATAGTGTATATAAGACCTTTGCGAAATCTTCAATAACGTGTTCGTTTGATCTAAATATACCAACTTGATTTATTTTAAAGAAATCATACATCGCTCCAGGATTTGAAGCATTATTAATCTCTTCTTTATTCATAGGTTCTACTTGAAATATATTGATAACTGAATAATCACCACCATTTCCTTCTGCAATATCTACTGAAAATAACCAGAAATTTTCTGGATCTTTTGTAGTTTCTATATCAAATGTAGGATCCCACATTAAGAAATCTTTAACGTCAATTGAAATATAATCAAATTCATCAAAATCATGATAAACATATTTCTGCATACGCTTACGCATTTTCTTTAAATCTATAGGATCTAATAATAAGTTAGAAGATGAAACGAATTCATTTCCATACTGTCTATTAAAGGCTTCAATAGTTCCTAAGTTACCTAATTCTCTTTTGTACCAATCATCATCTCTGTCTGGATGTTCCCACCAGTCAATACGCATTGCTTTGTATTCATTATCACCTCTATCAGCAGCAGCATAGATTTCATAAAATTTGTTAAATCCATTTGGTGTTGATGTAATTGTGATACGAGATACCTTTGATGCTGATAATGTAGGATAAACGTTTTCATAGAATGCATCCACAATAGTTGGGTGAATATGCGCAAACTCATCTAAGTATAAGTTATGAATTGTAAATCCAATACCTGCTTTAGATGTGGTAGCTTGTCCAACTAATCTACAACCATTATCACAACGAACGTTCATAACGTCATATTTGATAATACCAGGTTTCATAAAGAATGGGACATTCTCAACTACAACTTTTGCTTTATCAATGATCTCTTTTGTAGAATCAGATTTATTGGCTAAAAGTAGTGTGTTTTTATCTGTATTAAAGATTAAGTACCATGCATTGAAAATACTGGCAGTTACGGTTTTACCCATCTGTCTCGATGCTAATACAATGTTAAATCTTTCATTTTGAAAGTTTCTTAACATTCTTTTTTGATATTCTCTAAGTTTTACTTGCTGAATACCATTATCTGTCATTACTACTGCATATTTCTCTGCGAAATAAACAATATCTGTTGCACATCGTGCTAATTCTGTAATCTCTTCGTCAGTGTATTCGAATACAATGTTACCTTTACGTAAGAAATTCTTACCTTCATAGAATGGCATAGCGACCTTAGGTCTAAAACCTTGGTCCATTGCAATCATCAAATCATTTACTTGTTTAGTAGACCAAACAATTTTATCTGACATTACATCACCCTCATCTTTGGGGATCCATTTATTATCGCCTACGTAATCACTCATTAGTCTTCTGTTATTTCTTCGACGTCCTCAATATCTTCTGCAGGTCCTCGTTTAATACCAGCTTGAATGGCTGCCATTAAATCTTTAGTACCTCTTTGTAGATTTTTATTTGTAGTATCACCTCCAGAGGCTTCTATTTCTCTAACATCGTCTCGTTTCTTGTAGATTTCAATGTCACGTGCAATTCTCTTAGTAGATTCCTCAGAAGCCATTAAGTACATTGTTTGTGATTTGATAATATCTAACATGGATTTTTGTAGAGTAGCAAGTACTTCAAACATTCGAGGTGCTAATTCACCATCATCAATAGTTTGTAAAAGTGTGGTTAATGCTCTTTCTCCCGCTTGTAATTGGTAAATCAAAGATGACATAGTCATTTCGTCCATCTTTTTCTTTGCGGCAATATATTCGTCCTTTTCAATAATATCTGCATCGAGATAAAATTTCATAAGAGCTGTAATAGTCTTTTCTGCTTTTCTAGTTGCAGCTGACTTTAATTCTTCATAACTGACTCTTGGTGCCAAATCGGTCCTAGGTTGTTTGATTGGAAGATCTACTGGATCAGTCTCAACATCCATCATACCTGTGTCTCCTATTAGATCGTCTAATTCTCTACGAATTTGATCTGCTTGTTCAGATATATTCTTTTTCTTTTCTTCGCTCATAAAAATGTTATTTATAGGTTATATATCAACCTATGCTGGATACGTATTATCTGGCTTGATTGTAACGTCTAAGCTGAATAGAAGGAATTGCGTTGTCTATAATCGTTGCAAGTTGATTATCTCTAACCACATATTGTTGTAATATATTAAGTCTTTGCTCTGATTCTATAGGTTTTTTAAACATTCTTATGTTGGTCATTTTTATTTTACCTGGCATAAGTGCATATTGTTTCGTAGTTATCCAACTGTATTGCGTTATAGATTTGGTTTCATCTAATATATTCGTAATACTATTCTGCGTTGTATTATTAGGTAATAAATTGTTACCTGGTTCTAATTTATAGACTGTGGTCGATATTTGATTATATTTGTTATTCAAATTAAATACCATTCCGTACCATGCTGCCGAACTTACTGGAGCATTGTATGTAAATTGATGTATATCATTATTTATTTGAACAAATATGTTTTCATTTGTTGTTGATATTTTTAGACCTTTTTGATCTATTAATCCATCCAATAAAACAGCAGAAGGATTAGCCGCAGATAAATCTGGTCTAAACCATAAAGTTACTGCTAAATTTTCATCTGTTGCTAAAGTTGATTTTCTTTTATAAACAACAGCTTCAATTCCCACATCACTAATAGAACTTAGATCATATGTGTTCTTGCTAATAATGGTCCATTTATTTCTAATCTCAGTATCTAATATAGTTAAATTATTATGGACTCTATCGCGTATACCATCACCTACAGTATTAAATACTGTTTGATATTGTTCTGGTTTGCTAACTTGTGCAAATTCTTGTTGCATTTCTTCACCAAATACTTCTTCAATACCTGTAATTAAATCGCTAAGTTCCTGTTCTATTGCAGAATCGGTATGTATAGAACTAGTTTTATTTTCAAATTTCTTAAGCATTACTCTCCAATATGTCATATTCATATTGAATTCATCTGCAAATGTAACTGCGGTAACTTCGTACATTCTATTATTTAACGGAAAGTACATATAGTCTCTAGCTCTTGGGCTTTTTCCAAAACCAAATGCAGAACTAAACTGTGTTGCAGTTATATGAATTTCAAAATCTTCAAAACTCATTCCATATATGTCAAATTTAAAGTCATTAGAAGGCAACTCATTATCTGGTACCATGATTTTAAATTCACCAGTTTCTTTTACATTATACAATGAATATTCCATTAATATAACGTCGCGTGATCTTTGATCTGGTTCTACTCTAAAATATTTAACCGGGTGGCCAAACATATTAGTTGAAAGATCAGACATTTGCTTATATAAATTTGTAGGTTTTGTTAGATTATATGGATTAAATAGATTCTCATCACAATCTACGATAATATTTGCACAACCATTCATTGCGTATGGATCTGTACAATCTGTACAATATTGAGGACATGAAATTATTTCACCAGCCACTGTTTCTATATTAAATGTAAGACTTAATAAGGATACTGTATGTGCTGTAGATAATCTATTAACTGTAAATCTAACTGTGATCCATAATGGTTTTAATGGATCGAATGTTAAACCTAAAATATCTGTTGGATTTGTACCATTATTTAATGGTCTATATTCTGACATTATGCCACCATCACTATTTAAAGGTTCTTGTGACCATTTAAATTCATAGTCAAAGAAATTGTCTTCATCTAATGGTTTATAAAACTTGAGACCTGTTCCTGAAAATTGAGGTGGTGTTGTTACAGTGAATACAAATGTACTAACTATACTAGCTACTTCAAATTCTACATTACCTACGATAATCTTATCGCCTATTGCTAGATCCAGATTAGTACGATAACCAGTAACTACATTACTTCCAGCACTCATTGTTAGAGTACCTATAGTATTAGAATTACTTACACCAGCAATTATGTTCCATGAATTAATGCCTACGACATCATTATATGGAGTAATTAGTTTGGCTATAAATGCATCGCCTATTTGATCTGCTGTAAAGTTTCTTACCATTAATTAGTGACAAGTAGTCTGTTTTTTATTATATATCTGAATTTCTGTCCGTTATTAAAAGGATTTCCGGATCATCAATTTCATATGGTTCTAATTTTTGAATAATGGTATTTATAACGCTAAATGTTTCACTACCTGTATCGTCTGTTAAATACATGTCAAGAACATTCATGAATTTTCTTAATTTGAATACTTTATACATTTGACCATCTGGTAATAGTTTACAACGATCCATTATATCATTAACTATATTCAGTTCTCTTGTCTCAAATAAATCAAAAAGTCTTAAACTACCTCGTATAATTTTTATATTGTATCTAATCGTTTTGATTTGATCAATATTTACAATTCTATTGTAAGTTATATTTTTATTTAGATTAATTTTGATCCACGACAAATTAGATATGTTATTTAGCATTTGCCAAATAAAATAAATAGAAGTGGCTTCTTTATGAATGGACATCTCACCTACTGATTGAAATCTATTGACATCAGCAGAAAACCATTTATTAATATACATTTGCATTTTACTAGCAGAAACCAAATAAGATTCATCTGCTAGTTTTTTACTTTCTATGTCGCGTTGAATTAATCCCCATATTTTAATATCTATGGAATTATATTTGTATAATGTAATGTCAACTACCTCTGAGAAATCATCTTTATTTTCTATAGACATCTAACTGTGTTTCAATTTTTTGTAAGTCACTGAATAAATCAGCCTTGGCGAATTGTTTTAATTCATTAAATTCTCTCATACCTATTTCATTTTTAGTTAGGTATAATTCGATCACAGCTTCGCTAGGTGTATATTTATCTACGATTTCTTTCTCTGCTTTTTTTGTTTTGGTGTAAAACCACATTGGAACACTCTTGAATCTTTGTGCGACCATTCCCCATGATTCTACCACATTACCACCATTAATGCCATTAAAATTAAACATATTGGCATTAGCAGGGTACTTAATAGCGAAGAAGCGGTTAATCATAAAATGATGGCGCTTCTTCGTATGTAGTTTCATATTATTGAATTGATCTGGCTTTGTGAACATAATTTTCACAAAGTCGAATAATTTAGTCTCGTCTAGCATATTGTTTATACTCTATATGATGATTATGTTTTATTTTATCCATTCATCATATGCTAGGTGATGTGCAGTTACAGCTTCAACACCCTCGCTTATGAATTTATTAGCCCATTCTTGTACTTCACGTCTTAAACCAAATGCAGATGCTTCTTCTAGAATTGCTTCGATTGTTGCTTGATCTTCTATACTCATTAGAATAATTTTTTAGTCATTGGTAATGCAGTAGTTTTAGTAGGCTCTGTTTTTTTACCAACTAATTTCATTGGTTCTTTTTTAACTGTTTCTTCTACTGGAATATCCATACCTGCGAAAGCATCTACACCAAATCCAACTTTATCATCTAACCAATGTGTACCTTCTAAGATTTTTTCCATATCCATGAATTGATCTACTTGTTCTAAAGCACCTTCCCAATCTTTGTCAATTGCATCATAAATAGCACGCTGAATTGAATCTGGAATAGTTTTAACGTGTAATAACATTAATGCTATATTATTGGATAATGAAGATTTGATCAGTGTTAAGTTACCATGACCAACTACTCTATAAATAATATCTGTTAATTTGTTTTTATATTCTTGATTAAATAGGTGCTCTATTGTAAAGTTATCTAACTCTTTAACGAATTGCTCATAAACAGTATCTGCCATTTTCTCGGTGATTGAGAAGATTCTTAATTTACCACCTTTCATTTCTTTTTGCCAAGTAACTACTGATGGAATATTATCTGACTTATCACCGATTAATATTTTATTAAAAATAAATCTATCGCAATCAACTTCTGTCATTTCTATTTTAAGATCTTTTACCCATGCTAAAATATTAGTTTGATAAGTATCTCTTGTCATGTGCTCACCACCCATATTAAATAATAAATCATCGGCACTCATATCATTAGCAATAGATTGAGTCATATCACGCTCAAAGCCTTCATACACATACAGTGACTTCTTGGTGTTGTAATACCATATTGTATGTGCATCATTAGTCTTAGAATAGTTAACTAACTGGATAAGATCCCTGTCACCTGACCATACGATACATGATTTACCTCTATTATTAAGAGCCGTTGACCAACCAAATATAACATCATCTGCTTCAGCTCCTTGAATTTGATGCACTGTAACACCTTTAGATGCTAAGATCTTTTGAAATTCTTCATATACGCTATATACGTTTGTCCAATTGACATCGCTGCTTTGTTTTCTAGTGCCTTTATAATCAGCTTCTGGATATAAGTCTTTACGCCATGATTTTGAATCTACTGTCAATACCACGTCATCCACGAACATTTTTAACTTTCGCATCTCTGATGCAAAGTCAATGGCTAATTTTCTCATAAACTGTGACTTTTGTTTATCATCTCCTAAAAGCTGTCCGCTCTTAGGTTTTTGAAGTACAAAAAGCCTACTGAATACAAAATAATTACCGTCTATTAATAGTGTATGTTTTCCCACTTTCATATTTATATTTCTTTACTTAGTCAAATATACTAAAAAATATTGAGACTAAAAAATTATTTATTAGTTATTTACGAATTAATTATACTTTGTATCTCATATACACAGCTTAACATCGTGATTACAGGATCAATAACATGTACCCTTTGTGCTTGATGTTTAGCGACAGTTATAACAACTTGTGGTATATGTTTTATATATTGCCCTTTCTCTTGCTGAATATATTCGATAAATTCTGCACCCAATGTTTGCAATACATCATCAACTCTATTAGCATAATTTCCTACCAATGTTTGATAGTTTTTAGCTGGATCTGTTTCGTTAAAGATTAACTCGAATACATCTTTGTAAACTGAATTAAATTTCTTAACATCTTCTGCTGTGATATTAGAAGTACCCTGTGTTTTGTAACCTTGTAATTTATTTAAAGTAGTTCTTAAATCTGGAAAGTTTCTTTTAACAAATTCTACCAATGCTGGTTTTTCAATTGTCATGTCTTCTTTGCCACAGATCTCATACACTCTCTTAATGTATTTCTTGGTCAATTCTGTTTCTTCTTGTTTATCAAAGTCAAAATCAATAACTTCAAAACGACTAAGAATTGGATCTGGTAATTTATTAATGTAATTACACGTTGCTATAAAACGAGAATTACTTGAGAATGTTTCCATAGTTGCACGAAGTGCTTTAAAGAATTGATCAGATACACCATCGACCTCATCTAGAATAACTACCTTGAACATTCCAGGTGCATCCATAATGGAAACTGTAGAACAGAAGTCTGTGATTCTGGTTCTAATAACATCTACCGAAGTATCGGTTGACGCGTTAATGTACAAGTATGGTAACTTGAATTGATTAACAATTGCTTTTGCGCATGAGGTTTTACCAGTACCTGGACTACCTGCAAACAACATGTTTTGTACCAAACCATCTTTGAATTTTGACATTACTCTTTCTGGTAATATAAGTTCTTCTAAGTTTGAAGGTCTGTACTTTTCTGTAAAAAGTTGATTTATTGATTTCATGTATGTATATGATATGTTTACATGTTATACGATTAATACGTTAAAAGGTTTCAATGATAAATACATTAATGGCAATGTCTTATTCACACATAAACATCTCTCGCACGTCTGGTCCTAATCCAAGGAATAGGTACGGTATTATACTTGCTCCATTAGCAAAGTTCTTCAGGAAGTTCCTAGTAGACCACAGACATATTAGAAGGTGGTCTGACAATGATCAATTTGTCCAATGTGTACTTAGAATGCAAAAACCTCCAGTAAAAAATGTTACGCTAACTAAAAAATATTGGGATCATACCAATGGTAAATTAGTAGACTTAGCTACTTTGTATAATAATTGTAATGTAATCGATTGGATCTGTGCAGTAAGTTTTAAACCAATTCAAGCCAAATTCATGAATTTTGATCTAGAAAACTTTTTACATCCTGAATATTATGATGTACTAAAGGCACCGATGATCGATAGTCGTATCTTAAAGAGTTCAATTGAGTTTCGCAAGAAATGCAAAAAACTCCTGCTCGAAGAACGAGAGGAGTTTCTTAAACTTGCAAAGAAGAACGCTAAGCGTCGTCTTTAATTATTTGTTCATCAATCTTGCAAATTTCTCTGCGATTGTCATACTTTCGTCTAATTTAATAGTTTTAGGTAATTCTACTTCTTTTGTTTCTGATAAATCATAAACACCATCCGTAATATCTTCAGCATGTCCTGATATTCCAGCTAATTTCATAACTGCTGCTTTATCACCAGAAAAACCAAGTTCATCATAACCATCTCCATAAGGATCTTTGTTTACACTTACTTTAACTCCTAGCTTTTTAGCTTGAGCTTTAAGATATTTGTATCCATCTTCTTCATCATCAGATGCCATTAAACCGCTTACAGATGCTTCAATAAGTGCTGCTTCAAAAGATAAACCTTCTTCAGTTACTTCGTCTGTTTCTTCTGCAGGTGCTGATACTTGTGGAATTACTTTAGCATTCATTTTTGCAGTTTCTTGTTCTAATTCTTGTTTAAATCCATCTATAACTTCTGCATCATCTTCTTTAAGTTGAGCTTGCTTTAATTGAATCTGTAAAAGTTTCACCTTTGCAGCTGCTTTAGTTTTCATATCTGCATCCTCAGGAAGTGCATCATACGCTTCTTTGGCTGTGGTTTTTGCAGTTTCTAATTTTTCAATTTCTGCATCCTTTGGATCAGTTTCTTCTTCACCTTCTTTTCCACCCTTAGGTTCAGTTTTATCTGCTGCTGGAGTTTTAGCTGCTGGAGTTTTAGCTGCTGGAGTTTTAGCTGCTGGAGTTTCTGCAGTTTGAACATCATCTGTTTGTTCTGCGGATTTATTTTTAATCGCTTCTTTGTCAATTGCATCTTGAGCCTCTTTGTCAGCTTTCTCTTTATCAGTTGGTCCTGCTTTAGCAGAATAATCTTTTAATGATTGTTCATCATCAGCAACTCTATCTTCTAAAGTAGCAATTTTTAATTTAAGAGCTTTTGCTTCTTCACCTGATGCAGCTTTCATTACTATTTTAGCTGCAGCTAATTTTGATTTACTTTTACCAACAGCAACTACTTTTGCTAAACCTTCATCATCCGCACTAAGTTGTGACATTCTATCGACAATAGCATCTACTTGATCTTTAAGTGCTAAATTTTTAGCTAAATTAGCTTGCTTAAGTACTTCTAATGCTTTAGGATTAGGATCTTCTTTTGAAGCTTCTTTTTTCTTAGCGAAATCAATTTCATTAATAGATTGTTGAACAAGAGCTTTTTGGTACATTTTCATGTTCTTTTGGATTTTCATGAATTTGATAGGACTTTTAATAAAATCCAAAATACCTTCATTTAAATCAGAAACATTTAGTAATTGAAAAAGTTCTTCATATAATTCATTAATTTCAATTTCAACGCCTTCTCCGATTCTGTCTGATAATTCAATTAAATTATTAAGAATTGAATCTACGTCTTTGGTTATTTCTGTTCTGATAGTATTTTCTTTATCTACAGATACCTTATCAATTGCAACATCAGTTTTCGTTGCATTAGAGTCATTTACTTGACGGGTTACATTTACAAATTCTTCGTAAAGTTTTAATTTTGATTTTAGTTTCATAATGTTTGTTTATTTTATAGTTTTAATTATGTTGTTAGATTATATATCTGCCTTAATTTACAAAAGTTTAAAACAAAAAAAAGGTCATCCTAAGATGACCTTTTCATATAAATTATTCTAGTTCAGATTACAATACTAAACCTGTAACGTTGAATTTTTGGTATTGTGTACCTGGGTGGAATCCAGCTTCAACTAATGCATATCTAGATTTAACAGCTACTTTCGGAGCCATTGTTCCTTCTGCAATCATTTGAACTGATTCAGCCATTAAGTAAGGCATGAATACTAATCCAGCACCGTTACCATCACCTTTTCTACCAACTAATACTTGTTGAGTAGTAGTTTCCCACTCTAAGTTAGGGTCAGTATAGATGTTAACACCTGCAACAGATCCTAATGGGTAGATAGCACCAGCAACTTGGTTGAAAGTGTTAGCCATTGGATTTGGTACGAAACCTGCAATTGATTGTAAAGCTGAAGCAACTTTTGCTCCTACAACTGCGAAGTTACCAGCACCTCTTCTTCCTCTGTTTGCGATTAAGTTCGCAGCAGCAAGAATGTTAGTTAAGATTCTTCTGTTAACATCACCGTAAGTGTTACCACCGTCTGTGTAAACTAAAGCAAGAGTTGGAAGACCTGTTTCAGCGATCGATCTCATTTTAGCTAAGATGTGGTTGTTAATAGATTGAGTTAATTCGTTAGTTAAAACTGCTTCTACTTGAGCAACAGCATCTACACCGAATTGTTTTAAATCTTGTACTTGCTCTCTAGTAACTGCAGCAGCAACTTGGAAAGTTTCAGCAGCAACTGATTTAGAGAATAAAGAAAGACCCATTACTTTATCAGCAGTTCTTTCACCAACTTCTCTCGCCATTGGACGTCCGTCAGCAGCAGCTCCAGAGAATCCTGGGATATGATCTTCTAATGCAGCAACTAATTCTACATCTAATTGAGCTGTAGTTTTAGAAGTTGCAGCAGCTAAATCAGCAGCTACGTTAGCAGCTTCTAAGTCACCTACTACTTTGAAGATTGATTTACCATCAATTCTAGAAGCACCTACGAATACGTATTCAGCGTTTGTTCCACCTACAGCAGGAATAGTAACTGCACCTGCGTGAGCTAAAGCCGCTTTAATGTAAGTTGGAGCAGTTCCGCCTAATGCGATTGTACCACCTTCGTAAGTAAAGTCTAAGTAAGACAATAATCCCATTGGACCAGCCATTGGTACTACTGGTACTAAGTCTAAACCGATAGTTTGAGCAGCAACTTGCATTGCTAAAGGTAATAACGTTGGTGATTTATCACCAGAACCGTTAGTTCCTACATTTGCACCTTGTCCAATTTGAGAAGGAAAAGATACTGCACCCATACCTGTTAAGTTCATTGGGCCAGGGTTGTTAGATAAAGACATGATGTTCGCGTCTTCATAAAGTTTGTGGTTGTGACAGTAAGTCGACATCCAAGCTAATTTGCTAGATTCGTTGATACCTGTAGCTTCCGAGATAATCGGTGCCCATGTATTCTTGATCTCAGCTTCATTTAATAAATTTGCCATTTTTAATGATCGTTTTTTTTTGTTTGTTTAATTGTTTAGTTAAAAACTCGACATTCAATGGGTTTTCTGCTTCTGTCACCCTTATCGTCGATTGTTAATTATATATCCGTGTTCTTTTTGATTATTTGTTAAATCTCTGTTTGAACGCTTCTGCCATACCAGTCATATCATATCCTAGTGTTGATTTAGGCTCTTCAGTTTTTGATTCAGTAACCATTGCAACTTTCTCCATTTCAACTTTAGTATCTCTTAGATCTCTAGTTTGCCAGAAATTAGCAACTTGGTATTCAGTGTTCAATGTGTGGTATTTTGCTTGAGCAATGATTTGATTTTGTTTAGCTTCAGATAAATTAGTCCATGCTTCTGTGTATTCAGTTGGCATAAGAGCAATAAATGTAGGTTGTGCACCTGCGCTTTCAACAATAAGTTGAGCATTGTTCATTAATGATACGATTTCTGATTCAGTCATAAAACCTCTTTTAGAAACTGTGCTTCTAACTTCTGATTTTGCAGATTCAGTTAATGCGTTGTATTTTTCTCTTGTAGTAGAAGAAACAACTCTAAAGAAAGATGGTGATTCATTTTCTTTTTTAGTTGCGCTTTCAACTAATGCATCTAATTTAGAAGAGATTTCATTTTTGTAAGCTTCTAAAGGATCTAATGCACCTTCTTCACCTTCTGCTTCTTCTTCACCTTCACCTGGTTCAGCTGCGTCAACTTTGTCTTTAACTTCAGCGTCAGATGTTTTAGCATTAGATTCTAAATCTTCTGCATCTTTTCCAACTTTTTCAGCATCTTTAGATACATCGCCTTCTTTTGAATTATCTCCGGCTTCAACTTCTTCACCTTCGATTTCTTCAACGTCTTTACCAGCGTTTTCGCCATCTTTAGCTACTGCACCTTCTTCTGAATTATCACCGATGTTTTCGATTTCGTCAGTTTCTTCTGCTTCGTCAGCATCTTTAGCAGGTGCATCTTCTTCAGTAATAACTGTTTCGTTTAATGATTCTGCAATGTATTCTGCATATTCAGAAACTGATTGTAAGTTTTCTTTTAAGTATTCAACGTACTCTAATAAAGTAGAGTGTGATGTAGCACCTTCGTTATGAGCTTCAGCTAAATAATTAGCGAAATCTTTAACTTTAGAAACTGCTTCAGCAACGTGCTCTGTATAAGAGATACCTTGATCTAATTTTTCAGCTAACGATTCTGAGTAAGCAATACCTTGATCTGCTTTTTCAGCAACGTGCTCTGAATATTGAATAGATTCATCTAATTTAGTTGCAACGTATTCAACGTAGTCTGTTAATTTATTAACGGTTTCTACAATGTGGTTATTGTGTTCTTTTAGATTGTCTACCGTGTTGTCTTCCGAAACCTCAGCATTTTTGGCTTCCATAGACTCTTTTAATGTCTTGATTTCATTCGCTAAATACTCAGAGTATCTATTGAAATCTTCAGATTTTACAAATTCTGCCATGTTTTTATTTTCTTTTATTTGTGTTTGTGTGTTTTCGATTGTGTTGATAGTTTCTAATGAAGTTTCAGAAGATCTGTTAATTTCATAAATAGAAATTAAACCATCATTACTATATCCAAATGCTTCATTAACTCTCTTTAACTCAGCGTTTTCAAAACCTGGGTCAGCAACTAAATCATATGTGAATAATTGTTTGATCTTTACAGTACCATTAGATTCAACGGCACCAGCAGCTCTAGAAGAAATTTGTAATGGAACACCTGCATCAACTAAAGCCTTAGCTTGTCTACCTGCATCAGTATCCAATAATTTAATTCTACCTCTAACTTCTTTACTAGCTTTGTCATATGTTAATTCTTCAATGATGTGTGACACATTTTTTAAAGAAATATCAAATTGAGCAGGATGATCTAGTTCTCCTAAAAGTTTACTAGCTTTAATTTTAGCTTGTAATGCTTCAATTTGTGGAATATATTCCGATTCTGTATAGATACGGTTATTTCTATTTTTTTGATCGATTTGACCAAAAACTCCTTCGAGGATGTATTCTTTATTATCTGAAGTTTTAACGCTCAGTGTAGAAGAAGACATTTCGACGATTAATAAATCGTTAGTATTGTTCATAGTATTTTATTTTTCTATTTTTAATATATATCATACTTTATTATTGAAATATCTTATTATAACCCAGCAAGAGGATCTTCAGCGTCTCCACCTTCTTCTTTACCTGATTCTTTTTCTTTCTCTTTCTCAGCTTCTAAGTCTTCTGCAGCTTTATCGTTATATATTTTAACTAACTGGTCAATCTCACCTTCACCAAAAGCATTCTCTCCGTATTCATCATAGAAGTACTGTTTAAACTCTTCATCTGTGATAGAGGCAGAAATAGCTCCTAAAATTTCAGCTGCTTTTATAGTAGAACCTGAATCTAAATCGATATCATCGATAACTACTTGTGAATCTTCTCCAGCTCTTAAAGCGTCTTCTGTTAAGAAGTCTTCAAATGTTTTAATAATTTTCATAATTTATATATCTTTTTTCGTGAATAATTTACATTGCGAATGGATCTTCAGCTTCTGGCTCTTGTGCCGTTGTTTTCTTTAACTTAGATTTAGCAGCTTCGTTACCTCTAATTTCATCATCACTTAGTTTAAGATATTTCTTAACTAGGTATTCTTGATCAAAGTAGTATTCTTCTTCCATTGTTTCTTGATTGGTTGTCATTAAACTATCTCTCATAGTACCAATGAATTCTAGTCGTTTTTCCATCAATTCCATGTCTTTTAATTCTGAGAACACATTCTCTTCATTAAATCTTAGGGCAACTTGTGTTTTAAATTGTGGATCATTTGTAAATTCTGGGTATTTAAGACACATTTGAATAAATAATGGCTTAGATAAAATTTCCATAAAGATTGATCTTAAACGTTTGATAAATTTACCAAATTTAATCTCATCTCTAATCATACCATCTGCTGCTAAATTAAAATCTCCACCACCATCTTCATATAAGAATCTTGAGTAAGGAATTTTTGAAACGTGTTTTAATTTATCTGAGAAGTATTTAAGTGCTTCTGTATCTGAAAGATCTGGTCCTTCACTGTTTAATGTTTCAATTTCTGGTGATTCACCATCTTTAGAAGGCAACCAATACTCTTTACTAAATTGTAACATTGGTTTACCATCTGTTGCTAATGTACCTGATTCCCAATCAAAATCTACTGATTCTTTATAAGAATTCATTAATTGAGAAAGTGATTGTTTTGCTCTGGTCTTAGATTTACCACCAACAGGTATAACGAATTTCATTCTAAAAGATGCATTGGTAACAGCCCAAATAACTCTGGTATGTTCCATGATTCTTAATAGGTTAAATGCTCTTGTTAATCTTTCGATGTAAGAAACTCTTGATGCTGTAGTTATCGAAGAGTATGAAATGTATATAATCTGAGAATCGTATAATTTACGTTCTCTAATTGGATCATCTTTGTATTGTACCCAAACTTTTTTACCATCATCGTGGTTATAACCTGGGATAAGTGTGATAGGATCTAATTCTTTAAATCCAATAACTTCTTTTTGGTCTGGTGAATAAATGATCTCAAATGCCAAATATCCATCAATTAAGAATTTTCTAAAGAAGTACCATGCTGATTGATCAGAGTTAAATCCAAAGTAATGATAGATTTGTCTAAAATATTTATTAAGATCCTTGTCAACATCCTCAGATATATCAATACCTAAAATTTCAGGATAACAGAAAAAGTTTTTTTCATCATATACAATAGTCTCATCACAAAGAATATCTAGAATATCTTCAATCTCATCGTTAAGTGAAAATCTTCTAAGTTCTTCTCTTTTGCTTTCATATGATTTATCAAAAAATGGAATATTAGATCTTAAATTAATGTCGGTCATTGACATTGCAGCAAATGCTCCATATATGTCATCATTGTCTAGACCAAACGGGTTCATTTGACCATAACCAATTTCAGCTTCCATTGGTCCAATTGCTTGTGATTGTCTTAAGACTAAATCATCATAGCGCATACCAAACGAAGACAATGACTTTAAAGCATTTGAAATGCTAAAAGGTCTTGATCCATTACTTAATGGTCCGTTTCTATCGTTAAATCCTGCCATACTATTATATTATTATGTTCTGTTTATATATCTTTTCTTTTTGAACGCGTTTTTAAGTGCTCTTGAAACGCTCTCTTTACTTCATTAATTCCAATACCATTAAGGTCTTGAAAATCACAAAGTGCTATTTTAGCCCAACTTTCATATGAAACTACTTGTTGATTCTTTTTTAATTGTGGTACATATTGTCTAATCGCATAATCAAATCCAAATTGAACTAAAAACTTTTTAACATCTTTATAAATCAATTTAATTTGACCCTGTGTTAATGCATTATTTTCTTTTGATTTTCCATTTTGAGTTTTAATTTGACCTTCCATTCTGTCATATATCATATCCAAAAGATCCTCTTTAAATTGTACTGGCAAAAGATTTAAATTAATACCAACATCTGTGCCACTATCATGTGGTTCAAGAGCCAATACCACTGGATTTTTATCCCACCATTCTAGTGTTTTAATATTTAGAGGTTTTTCATATCTAAATACATGGATCATGCCTGTTTTAAATGGTCTACTAAGTTTAGCAACTGTATTATCTCTAATAGATTTTGAAGCTTTTGTAAACCAATCTTCAGCAGCTTTCCGTGCTTTGATTTTACCTCCAGCTTCTTTACTTAATTTTTTAATATCTTGCTTTATCTTACCCATTATTTAAGAGACTTTTCTGTTAAGACAATGAATCGCCAACCTCTATTGACAGCCCATGCCTTTGCATATGTATATTTATCTCTATTTTTTACATACTGCTCTACCAAGAATTTGTAAGACTTTAAAGCCTTTTGACTATTCTTTTTAGGTGGTTCTGGTTTTGTAACTTGTGCTTCTGGTTTTATTTCAACTAGAAATTCTTCATCACCTTCAACACCTTTGACTTTCATATAAAAGTCAGGATAATATTTATGTTCTCTTTTATCAAATGACCATATATATTTAATCTCAACCGGTTCACTGGACCATTTAATTACATGTTCTTTAGTATCACACATAATCATAAACTTTCTTTCCCATGATGATCTATAGATTATTGGGATTGGTCCTATGTACTTATCTGGATTTTTTGGTGTATAATATCCTTGTACAAAACCTGAATTACCTGTGGGTTTGAGATTTTTTATTGACATTTAAATGTTGAACATTCCACCGCCACCATCTTCGCCTGATCCACCCGTTGAGATGCGATCAATTGATAGTGTACCTTTGTATTTAAGTGGATGAATTTTATTCCAACCTTTTGCATATCCTCGTTTTGCAATTTCTGTAAAATATGCAAATGCATTAGGATATTTAGGATTGAAGTTTCTCCAATATTTTAATAGATCTAATAATGCAAACTGTAAGCAATCATCTCTATCATCGCTGTTAACATAACTTAGTTTATTAATAGCTCGTTCGGCCAATAACACTAGCATTTTTTCTGCTGTTGGTGTTAACTTGTCTAATTCTTTAGATTCTACAATCGCATCGAATAGATCTTTGTTATTTAAGTAATTTTTCTTTTTTGCCATTTCGCGTATTATGTTTAATCTTATACTAAAAAAAGCCCAACTGTTTCCAATTGGGCTTTACTTAAATATTATGTGAGTTTAAATAGAATCTTCAGCTGAAATTTGAAGTTTATTCTTTTCTACTCTTATTGGTTCGTCTTTAACAAATACTGTTAATATATCTGATTTACCTTTTCCTGTAAATTCTAGTGCATCAACTTTAACTTTAGAACCTAATGGTAAACCTTCAGCTTCTACTGTAATTTCTGCATCTACATATCCATCGTCTTTTGTTAATAAGTCTTCGTTTTGTAAATCAGTTAATTCTTCTGAAATTCTTTTGATTTCATCATTTAATAATTGATCTGCAGCTTTAATGTCTGGTAACATTCTATTAGCTTCAGATAATCTACCTTTTTGATCTTTTAAGAATGCGATCATTTCATACATCAATTGAGTTTTCTGTAATTTAGCTGCTCTTCTTTCTTTGTAAGATTCTAAAATATCTTCAACCATTGGTGTAATATCTGCTCCTGTACTTTCTGCAACATAATCAATTGCAGCATCTGCTAATAATTTAGAGAATTTATCAATCTTAGTAGATTCGTTGATTTTGTAAACAAATATATTGCTTTCAGTTCTCATTGCTAAAACTCTAACATCACCATCTTTAGATTCTGAAATGAATTCCAATACATTATAGTGATTATAGTTTTTAGATGCAAATTCAAATAAGTTGATTAATGCTTTATCTTCGTATCTAATGTAAGCCGCTGCTAACATAGACTCAGCTAGAGCTATTGAAGTTGAGAAAGCTAGTTCTACATTACCTGCATAAAACTTGTTCTCAGAAACGTTATATGATAATTTAACAACTATTGATTTTGTAAGTACATCAGATCTTAATGATTCTAAAACTTTCAATTCATTTTCAACTTCGGTTACTGCTAATTTTTTACCAGCTACTTTGTATGATTTAATGTTTTCGTTTAAGAAATCAATCTTTTCGTTTAAACCAACCAATTTATCAAAATTAGCCAAAGCTGATTCTTCAATTTTAGAAATGGTTTTCTTATTATTGTAATCATAATAAAATGAAATACCTTCGCTAGTTATGTTAAACATTTCGTTTGCTTTAACTAGAGCATTAAAGTCTTCTGAAACATTTTCAAATTTTTCAATGTGACTTCCTGTCATTCTGAAATTTTGTCCACCTGCATGAAATACAAATCCTTGTTTAGATTCTATAACAGGAGAAACAATTCCTTTGTTTAATTTTGCCATTTGTGTTATTTAATTTTTTATATATATCTTTAGTTTATTCATTGAATGGGAGTGTAGTAGATGTAATATCTCTATCATCACCTAAAATAGGCTTATCTTTATCTGGAGTTCCTTCTTTATAATCTGAAGTTTGTCTAAATGCAAACATTCTATTTGAATTTTTTCTTCTAGCAGAAGTTCTTAAGAATTGAGAGTTTGTATTTAATAATGGACCAAATTCTGAAGCATCCACTGTTAAACCTAAAGTAAAAGGTGTATCAGTTTTTGGTCGAGTGTTTGTTAATATCCAAATCAATGCATCCCAATCCCATGTCCATACTGTAGTATTGTTATCATAATATAGTACCGGCTCTGGCATAGCAGTAGGGTGTGGATATAATACATTTGGATCTAATGTAACTAAATTAGGATCTTCATAATTTCCAACGATTGCTGTTGTATAAACCGATCTAGTATATTTAGTATAGATGTCTTCTTCGAAATCGAATGAAGGTATAAATGTATTAATTTCTAAACTAAATGTTATCTTATAATTGTCTTTATCATCAAAACCATATTCAATAGGACGTTCTTGTGTATAATCATCTGGCATCATGTACTCAGATGAAATTCTATATAAACCTTCTTCTAAATGACCAGCATCAACGTGAAAGAAATTAGCTTTGTACATTTTTTTAACAATACCTTCTGTAAGTTTGAATGTATCTAATTGACTAGATAAAAGAATTTCAACGTCTACACTTATAACTACTGGAATCATTTCGAATTCAGCAACATAACCTTCCATTAAACCTTGAGCATTCATCATAGAATAATTACCAAGATTTCTTTTATTAACTAGTTTTGAAGGATCTACTGCAAATGAAGTTAGATTAACAATACCTCTTGGTACTGAATCATAATTACCATTTGCATAATCACCATCAGGATTACAGTTTGGTCCATTTACATTAGAAAATAAAAAGTTATCCTTAATGAAATTATCATCGCCCGAAACTGCATAAAAAAATGGAACATCTACAATAACTCGCTCGTCATTAGATATTTGTCTAAAAAAACTAAGCTTACTATTTAGATCTGCTAAAAGACCAATTATAATGTGTCTTATAACACTATCGTCTTTGTTGTATTTTAAGTTATACGTTGCCATTTATTATATATTCTATTTTTAGTCAATGGTTTCTATAGTAAACTTAGAGAATCCATTTTCACGATAAATCTGTATTTTCTTGTCAAAGATTTCATGAGGCAATACTGAGTGATTTATCACAAAGGTATTTATCTTGTTTTCTTTGATGACTTGGTTCAAGATCTTAAGGATGTTATAAACACCATCGTGGTCAACTGAACTTAATAACTCATCTAAGAACAACAAGTTTAACTGAGGAAATCTTAATTTAAGAATTTTTATAATAGCAATGATAATAATAAAATCTGCTTTCTTACGTTCTCCAGTTGAAAGTGTCATTGGATTAATATCTTCACCTAAGTGATTGATAATACAATTAAACTTCTCATCAAATCTAATATGGAACGGTAAGTGCATTGTTTGACTCATCGCTGCAATATTGGTATTTAATCCTGGTAAAATAGTTTTAACAGCTAAGTTCTTAACACCATCTTCACCTAAAACCTGTTCAACAATTTCCATGAAATTGTAATTTACATTTAGATCGTCTTTATTTGAAGATTTTTCTGATTCTTTTGTTTCGAAATCTTCAATTAATGTTTTAAGATGTTCAAATTGTTGGTCATCTGGCGTGTCCTTTAATTTCAAGAGTTCTGTCTTGAAAGTTTTCATATTATATCTAATATCGTTAGCTTTCTTTTCTAGAATTCTTTTATTTTCTTTAAGCGTATCAATATTAGTTTTTAATGTATCTAATGAATCCTTAAGTGTTTTAATACTATTTGTATCTGTTTCTATTTTAGAACAAAAGTGTTCTTTTTGATCTATGTGCCATTGACTATCTAATTGAGTTTCACATGTTGGACATTTTCCACTCTCGTATAGTTCTAACTTTCTTTTAAGATATTCAATCTCATGCTTCAATGTAGATGCGCTGGATCTTACAGTTTCATATGATTCTGAATCTGTTTTAATATCTGTGTCTACTTGTGTTTTCTCTAGATCAAGAGCTTTTACAGTTTCATTTAATTCAAGTAAGCTTGCCTTTAATTCATCTATTTTAGAATTGTTCTTTTGTTGTGATTCTTCTAATAATGTATTAAGTTTGCCTCTTACTGATGCAATAGAGTCTAATATCTGTGCTAATTCTGATTCATAAGAATCAATGTCCATTTTAACAGATCTTCTTTCGTTCTTAATTGCAGTTTGCATGTCATTAAGAATTGAGAAACCAAACATCTTATCAATGATTTGTTTTTTATCTTGATTAGACATGGTTAAAAATGACTTAAAGTCATTAACTGATAAAATAATAATATTTTTGAATACATGATATGGTATTCCAAAGATTTCCTCTTCTAGATAATCCTGTACTGATTTTTTACCAGCTTTATCGAAATCAACTCCATTTAATTTAACGCTAAATTTATTAGGCATTAAACCTCTTTCGATTTCTACATTTATTGCACCACATTTTAAACCTATTTTAACATGTAGCTCTTTATTAATTCTATTTGGAAGATCTGATAGCTTTACACCTTCAATTCTACCATACAGAGCATATATAATGGCATTAGCGATAGTAGTTTTACCATCGCCATTCTTGCCTAATGTTAAGAATAATTTAGATTGATCTTCTTCAAATTCTAATCGTTGTAATTGATTACCATATGAAGCAAAGTTTTTAAATTCTATGAAGTCTATTCTCATATTTCATTACCGTTGTTGTATGCACATTGATTGTACAGTATTTTAAGTTTTTCTTTAAGTTTAGCTTTGGTTTCATCGTCGCTGCCTAAACCTTCAACATAAGTATTACAAAGATTTAATATATTGTAATTCTTATACATTTCTTCTATTTCGTCTATATCATAAAAATCTTTATCGATATAATTCTCTTCTTGATAAATATTAGGCTCTAATTTTCTACTAATATTTTGAATTTTGTTTATAAGTTGACTAAGTGCATTTGTAGTTGCAATCTTAGAAGGTACAAATAAATCAACGAAATTGTTTTTAATTTGATTTTTAAATTGACCCAAAGGCATATCATACAGTTGTAAGATATTGTATTTTATAAACTTAGGTGATACATCATTTACAAAGAAAGTCTCTGACATATCTTCTAAATTAACCAGATCAAATCCCTTTTCATTGTTTGCATCAGATCTGGTCAATTGATATGGTGTACCTACCATTAATAATTTATTACGCTCTTGTCTATAATGAATATGTCCACTATAAACTCTTGTATATTTTTCATATACATTAGAATCAGTTCCATGTTCGTTTTTAACTTTAGCGTTTAAGTAAATACCTTTAACTTCCGAATGACAAAATACTATTTGCGCTTGCGGGAAATTTGCTAGAGTTTCAGTTTCATGTTCTGTATCTCTTCGCCATGGCATCATTAAGATTTTCTTATTTGACCATTCTAAAAGTTTAGGTTCTTTATAGATCTGTACATTAGGGATCCATTTAAGTGAATCAATTGAAGTAACATCATTTGAATTCTTGGCCCAAATATCATGGTTTCCACAGATAACATGGACTGGTAGGATTTTACCTAATCTTTCAAAAAGATTCACAGCATAGTTTAATACTTTGATATTAATAGATTGTCTATTATCGAAAGTATCACCCACTTGTATTAGTACATCACCTGGTTTTACATTTGCAGTAAGAGTTGGTATAAAAACTTCTTCAAAGAATTGTTTTTGAATTTCTAACCATTCTACTGAATTTGCTCTTACGCCAAAGTGTAAATCACCGAGTACCCATATTCTATTGGCACCTTTTTTAAAAACGCTTGCTTCTATCATTTTAGAAAAGTTTCATTATGTTCTTTCTCTTCAATATACCTGTTCGTAAATCTAATTCTTGTATTAGATCTTCTTTGTATACGTTAGATAATGAACTATAAAATTTAGTAGGATTAATGTCAAAATAAATACACAACTCGCTGAAAATATCTATACGACTATTTTTTTCAGCCATTTCATCAATGATATATCCATAAACATCATTAATGTCTGATTTTTTTAGTGTTGTACATCTACCTAGTTCATCCACATTGTTAAATACTTTGAATCTTGAAGCGGTAATTAATTGATGAATTTCTCTTGCAATTAATTCATAATGAATTTTATCCTCTTCGTCTTGATTGTCCTTAGTAGCCGAATCTAATTCGAAGTTTATGTTACCGAATTCAGTGTCTGGAGATTCGAAATTGTTGTTAAAGATTTTATCGTTTGTCATAATTATATACTGTGTAAATTGGAGTTTGTAGTTTCTTCTGTTTCGATTAACCTCATATAATTCCAATTAATGTTTAATTTACATTTAGTTCCTTTTCCTTCACCATCTCTGATTTTTAAAACTTTAAGCCAATATTCATTATTAGCTCTCATTAAATCATCTTGAATAATACCTAACATAATATCTGCTGTATGTGAAAGTCCTGCAGATTCTGCAATGTCAGTCATACCAATGTCTGATGAATTATAACCATTTCTTGTAATCTGTGTTGCTGTTACAATTAACCAGTTATTACGAATACCCATAGCTCTAAGATCTTCTGCAATTTGCTTGATCTTCATGTATGTGTTCTCAGTATTTTGGTTTCTGTAGTTTGCTAAGATATTAATGTAGTCAATAATAACTGCACCAACTTTGATTTGTCTTTCCTCTTCAATTTGATTTACATAAGCTTCAATATCTAATACTGTTGCTTGTGATGTTGGAAATTGTTTTACAAATAAAGATCCTGGAGGAGTTAATCCATCACCTACGGTTTCTAATCTTCTTTGAATATGTTCTTTGTTTTTTGCTTTATCACCATATTCATTGATATTAATAGTTAATAAATTAGAACCAATACGTTTAATGAATTTATGAGCTGCCATCTCTGCTGTTACAACAACAGTGTTTGTTCCCATTTTAACAAAGTTCGCAGCGTCATTTGCTAAGTAAATAGATTTACCAATGTTTTGTTCACCTGCGTAAACAATTAAGTTTCCACCTTTGTCATAACCACCACCTAACATTCTGTCTAAGAAGTTATATCCTGTACTAACTTTTTCGGTGTCTTTTTGATCGTGAGAATCAACTTCGAAGAAGTCAAGTCCTAGATCTGAATTAAATGATAAATTATTTCTATCATTAATAAGACCTTTAACCTTAGTAACTATACTGTCGACGTTTTCAGGTGTTACCTGAGTAGTTTTAATAAATTCTATAGTATCGATCAATGAAGTATCAAAGGTTCGCCATTTGATCCATGCTTCAGCTGTGGTAGTTAACCATTCTTCGTCATATTGATCTAAGTCTACTTCAAAGATAATATTTAAAATATCTTCTGTAACTTTTTCTTTGGCCTTTTCACTTCTTTGGATCAACATTTGTAATTGATCTCTTTTTGGTGTTTCATTGAAACGCTCAAAAAACTTATTAGACAATTGACTTAAAATATCAATTTCTTGAGAAGTATAAAATCCACTCTTAATGCTTTTTAAATACTTAGTTTTAACTAAGGATAATCTAAAGAATATTTTTTCAAAGTCTTGTCCGAATTGCATGTTGTTTATTTTTAATTGTATTTCTATTCTATGCGCATAGCGCCATTTTGTTTACCCATCGGTTCTGTCAGCCATAGATTAATAGCTATAGCTTTTCTAGTACCTTGCGTTACTTGTGTAACTGCGTGGACATATTTTCCAGCATCGAAGATTATTAATCTATTAGGTTTGGCATAAACTACTTCTGGTTTTTTATCAATACCTTCAGTATAAATTTCTAACATGCCGCCTTCAAATTTATCTTGCTCTGGATAATATACTGTGCCCATTGATGGTGTTACTATTTCACCTGTTTTAGCAAATAGTTCCTCATCTTTGTCATAATGGTTACCTAAGTTATTGCTGAATCCAGTTTCTGTGTTAGCTGTTTGAATTCCTGTCCAGTATTCAAAACCTCTGATTGACATTGGCTGACTAAGCGGACAATTGTCCGCCCATATTGCCTCAATCAATTTATGTTTTACAGTCTTTGCTTCACCGTTCCACCAACCATCCCACCAGTAATAAATACCTGGATCATTAAAGAAGTTTGTATCTTGTGATATTTCTTTTAATAAACCCTTGTCTTTTATAAAATCGTCTATTACTAATATCATTCGAATGGATTTGTTTTTATTGTCCATGATTCTTTACCTTCTGAATCGTTTAGGACTTCGACCAAATCAAGATTTACTAAGTCTTGAATAGAAGTTAAAAGATGTGCTTCATCGGTTTCTGGAAATCTATAAGTTTTTAGAGCATGTAAAGTGAAATTACCTTTATGTCTATCAGGCATTCTGACACACAATTTAATTTCTGCTAAAAGAATATCGAATCCTGAAGGATAACCTGCAATCTCTTTTTCTATTCCTAGAATATACTTGATTGGAAGTTTATCTTCATTAATCTTCATCTGATTCTAAAATTGCATCAATGTCAATCTCTCTTTCTTCTGTGTTGTAGTTAAAGATTGGTTTGATTCTTTCCTCAATTTTTTCTAATACTTCTTGAGTAAATACTTTTTCTGAGAAGAATTCTGCATTTGATACAGTTTCATCTAGGTGTTTGCAGATCCAATTTCTTGAAGATGCTTTAGGAATCTTTTCACCCTTTTCAATTACACCTTTAGTAATACCAATTTCATCCCAATCAATGTATTGCTCTAATCCAACATATCTGTTCATACCTTTAGAGAAATCTAAATGGAATTTAATATTAGTTGGTTTTGCAAAACGATTCTTGTTAGGTTTCGCTGTAACAATAATACCCGATCTTTCTCCAGCCGAATCTTTAAGTTGTGCTTTGTTTAAGAATAACACAATAGATGCTGCATATTCTGGTCCAGTTCCACCACCCGCTACTTGTCGTGAGATGAAATCTTGAGTTTGATATGTATGATTAGTAAAGATGAAAGGTATCTTAAGATCAGCCATTGGAGTCATGATAATACGGAAGATTGACTTAAGTACTTTAGAACGAGTCATATCTGCTTTATCAGAACCTGATTTTGCATCTTCAATTTCTTTTGCAGTTGCTAAGTTACCTGCTGAATCAAGAATAATCATGATTTTTGGTACATTTCCACCTGCTGCTTTTGCATCTTGCATTTTACCTGTAATCGTAGTAACTGATGTTCTAAAATCTTGTACCGTGTTAATTGGTTGATAATTTACTTTACTTATATCAATACCAAACTTAACCATAAGATCTTTATCTACTGCAGCTTCTGAATCGTAAAACACTACATTGTATCCCATATCAATTGCTCTTTTAACAGAGTTTAGGATTAAATAAGTTTTACCAGTACCAGAAGGTCCAGCGATTGAACATGTTCTGCTATTAGGCCATCCACCAAAAAGTGAACCACTAATACATGCATTTAAATGAAAGTTACCACTATCAATCCATTCTGTAACCTCACTAAATGTTGAGAATTCCATAACAGATCCCATTGGATTTAGTGTTTTTAATTCACTGTTAATATCGTCGAAACTGAAATCTTTCTTTGCCATATTTGTTGTATTTTTTATATTATATCGTTAAATGCCAAATTGTTTCTTAATCTAGTTGTTCTGGAAAGGCATCACGTTCCCTAGATCTTAATGTGTTTAGTTCTTGTAAAGCTTCATCAGCTTCAATTTTTAACCCATCAATTCTTTCTTGAATACCCGATAACTTATTTAAAATGTGATTATAAGCGTCTACGTATTCTTTTTGTTCTTTTGTTAAATTAACTTCCATAGTTTATTTTTTAAGATTATTCATTATATGGATACTTAAATTCAGGTCCAAACATGTCTATTTGTCCAGGTAATTGTTCTTTAGCTATTTCTGCACTTTGAGTTTTTTTCATTTCCCAAATCAATGATCTAACTTTAGCACCAAATTCTTGGTTGTTTGGATTTTCTTTTTCTAGTAAGTATAAAATGTCTTTTAATTCCATGTTAAAATAATGCTGATGCGTAAATTAAATTTGTGTCTAATGTTTGTAGTCCTATTGCTGTAAGTACTCTATTCAATGGATCAATCATTGCTTTCTCAAATTGAGTATCGTAATCAACTTGTGGTGCTATTTCATAAGGATATTCGTTTGGCATAAATGCATACACTTCACTAATAGTTCCTATACAATTATAGATCTTAAGTTTCTCACCATTCTGAATGTGCTTATACTTATTCTTATATTTTTTATTGTTATTTAAAATATAGTTGTAGTATCCTGCAGCTTTTACATTGGCTGGACATTTTAGTCCAATTTGCAATTCTTTTTGATCGTCAATGATGTACTGATCGATATTGTTGGTTCTCTTATTAAAAGAGATGTCATCAATATTTGCTAACTTAAATTCCTTCTTACATTTTTTCATGAATTCAACCAATTGTTGCAATTCATTTGCATTTGGTGTTACTCTAGATGTAAACAGAATTCTAAGACATTCTACTAATTTCTCTCTTGCAAATTTTGGAGTTGATGATTGGATCGTATCGAATCCAATAGTTTTTACTTTCTTTAATGATGGGTGACGATCAGTTACTTCTAACTTATCATCCCATGCAATATTTTGAATGTATTTCTTTTTACTCATCCAAATACCATTGTATGCAAGTGATTCTAATTCGAACACTAAGAAGTTATCAGTATTTCTCTTTTCAGCATATTTCTCCATACATTTCATGATATAATCTTTAAGACGATATGCATAAAATGCTAGAACGAATTCATCAATTGTCAATTTCTTAGATTCATCTAACCATGTAATTGATTCGTATAAATCTTGAAACTGTACATAACATGAATCGGTGTCAATATAGATTACTGCTGGTTTTTCAACTTTACCTTTAACCTTAATTCCAAATTGTTCATGAACCGCAGTGTCCTTATGCCAGAAATCATTAACATATTTGTTAAGTATTGTTTCTGAATAAAGGATTGCATTTTTACCTTGTTTGGTAATTGATTCTGCGATATCTAGATTAAAAAAGTGGAACCATTTGTTACCAAAGGCTCCATAGATAGAGTTTAGAGTTAACTTAACTGCTTGTTCATACGCAGTGAATTTGGCAGAAAGTTGCTTATAGTGGTCTATAAGCAACTTCGCCTCATCATCTGTTAGTTGGTCAATTGATTTATTTTCTAACTCTTCGATTGTCATGTATTAGGCAGTTTGGCAGGTTGAAATTGTCAATAAAGTGTGTGAATCATTTGATTCGAATACAACTTTGGAATCTGACACATAAACTGTTTGTTCCTCTTTGTCTAATAGATTTAAATACTTTTTGTAAACTGTAACTTTACCATTACCGTTTGTGTCTGGTGTAAGTACCACGTTAAATGATTTACCATTTACATTGATTCCTGCAACATCAGATTTGATACCGAATGTTTCGTCTTTGTCTAATGTAAATAAGTTTTTAACTTTACCGATCGAATGAGTGTCCAATCTAAAATCAAATTTAGAATCTGCTCTTGCAAAGATAGCATCGCGTTGTTCTTGTGAAAGATCTTTAAATCCTAAAGATGGTTCTGAGCAAGATAATGTGATTTCCAATTCGTCGTTAAAAATACGTAATGTAGATGCAACGAATTCTTCATCATTTTCGATGAATTCAAACTCACCTTTAATTGCGTCATGTTCGAAGTGTTTAATAGCTTCGATAACTTTATTACCCTCGAAGAATGCAATTTTCATTTCTTTTTCGGTATCAGGCCATTCACTTACTTGGAAGATTTTATCTGCCGGAATTGAGTGATGTTTTACAGCATCTCTTTGTGGAAGATATACCGTTGAATTAATTTGTCCATCTTTAATTTTCATGTAGATGAAAGAGTCAATAAGTTTAACACGATTGATAAACTCTGTTAGTGCATGTTGGTCAATGCGATCAATTTTTAATTTCATAAATTTGTTTATTAGATAATGATATTTGAATATTATACCGATATACTTGGGTTTGTTTCAAAAGAAAAGGCTTAGATTTCTCTAAGCCTTCGGTCCAACGATACTATCGGAGGAGGGGTACAATTCGATGATACTCAAACTAGTATTTTGTATATATCTGATTTTATTAAACAAAAAAGGGCAGAGATAGTAGCGAACTTTTCTCTGCCCAACCCGTTAACTATAACGGTCCTAAAATGTGGTCCTATTTCATACCACCGGATATTTTAACCTTCGCAGCTTGCACATTCAAGAATGTTTCTCGAAAATGATTGTGCTGAACTTTGACTAAATTGATAATATAAAGTTTTAACTCCCAATTCGTGTGCTTTTAAATACAATTGATTAATATCTTTTGCTGGCACTGAAGGATGGATCATCAAATTCAAAGATTGTGATTGATCAATAAATTGTTGTCTTTGACCTGCTTGTAAAATTAATTCACTAGGGCTAATTTCAATAAATGATTTGAAAACCTCTTTAGTTGGGAAATCCAAGTGCTGTACACTTCCATCTCTTTTTAAGATTCCTTCCCAAACTTCTTGTGTATTTAAACCATATTTCTCTAATTCTTCAATTAAGAACGGGTTCTTATAAATAGTTTTTGATTTTGCTAGATCTTTAATGAAGTAATTAGATTTGATTGGCTCAATTCCCATACTTACTGCACCATGAATAAATGAACTAGATTTTGTTGGAGCAATTGCAATTAATGTTGTATTTGCAAATCCAGATCTAATTGATTCATAGCCTCTTTCATCATGTAACCATTTAGAAGCTGCTTCTGTTTTTTCTTTAAGAGTTTTAAAGATAGTGTAGTTTAATTGTTTTGCTTCTAATGATTCAAATTCAATTAATTTAGATTGAAATAGTGAGTGGTATCCTAAAACACCTAAACCTAAAGCTCTGTGTTGTTCTGCAAAACGATGTGCTCTTTTCATTCCTGGCATGTTATATGACTTTGTAACAAATTCATTCATAACTGCGTTTAAGAATAACGTATATGTTTCAATAGCATCTGTATCTTTTAATTCTTCCCAGTGTAATAAGTTAATAGAACCTAAACAACATACGAATGAATTAAATGAATCGGTTGGTAATTGAATTTCACTACATAAGTTTGAAGCTGTAATATCTAAACCTAATTCTTTGTAAGGTGAATTATTATTGGTATTATCTTTAAACATAATATAAGGAAAGCCGAATTCATTACGTCTTTGAATAACTTTAGCCCAAATCTTACGCTTATCTGCATCTCCAGCTTTCATTTCTTCAAGCCATTTGTCAGTTACTGTAACACCATATTGTAAATTTTGGATTGGATTTCCTTCTGAACCCATATCTAAGAATTCTAAAATATCGTTATGTTCTACTGGTAACCATGCTGCACATGCTCCACGTCTAGCTTCTGATTGTTTACATACATCAACTGTAGTGTCATACATTCTAGCGTAGTGGACTGGTCCATCTGCTGTTCCACCTGTAGAAATCTTAGCACCTCTTTCTCTAATATTTCCTAAGAAAATAGAAGTTCCACCACCATATTTAGACATCATTCCAATTTCTCTAGAGCCATTTAAGATACTATCTAAAGTATCGTCTACGTTTGATCCGTAGCAGCTAATTGGTAATCCTTTGTCTTTTCCGTAATTAATCCAAACTGGTGTTGATAAACTATAAAAACCTCTTGCCATATAGTCTTCAAACTTTTTAGCAAAACCTTCAATTTTTAAGTTTTTCTCTGCAGTATTTGCAACGTCTTTAATTCTTTGTTCTGGTGATTCTGTAATGTAACCTCTTGATAAGAATGTTCTACTTTCTTCATTTAACCAATAATAACGTTCTCTTGTGTTTGGAATTTTATCGTTTGTTGTATTTTTCAGGATTGAATTTATTTCAAGTTCTTTAGTTTCTTCTAAAGAATAACCGTTATTCATATTCATATTTAAGTTCTTTGTTTTTTATTTTAAAATAAATCGTCTTCTGTAATTGACTTACTCTTTTTGTTGTAGTCAACTTGTTTTTTGTAAAAGAAATCACCTTCTTTTGTTGCTGTAATTTCAACATCAAACCATAAAGTTTTTTCGATTTCTGCGAAATCAACTTCGAATACTGGTTTCATGCCAATGCGTGCTAATGAATTATTGAACCTATTTTGTATAAAATTCTTAATGGTATCTTTGGATAGGAACTCTAATTCACCTTTCTCAAAAATCCAATCTAAGATTTTAACTTCAGCGATATACGCTTTTTTACATGCAGAATCAATTAATTGTTCGAACTCTTCGTCAAACCATTCAGGATTCTCTTCTTTAATAATGTTAATTAGTTCTGATCCAAAATTACCATGTATTTCCTCTTCCTTTGAGGTAGCTTCAACAACATTAGAAATACCTTTAAATAGGTTTTTATCTTTGTTAAATGACATCATAATTAAAAATTGACTAAATAAACTAACATGTTCAATAAACAATGAAAATAATAATACTGATTTAGTATACATTTTATTGTCTTTACTTCTCGTACCGTCTAAGTACTTTGATAAGTATGCTATTCTATCTTTAATAGCTGGAATTTCTATAACATTTTGAAATTCCTCTTCTAATCCTAGGATTCTAAGTAGTTGTGCGTAAGCATCTTTGTGTCTTACTTCAGATTCTGCAAATGTCATACCAACATCTCCGATTTCTGTGATTGGCATTCTCTTATAGAGATCAGCCCAAAAAGTTTTCACATTTACTTCAATTTGTGCGATAGCCAACATTGCTCTTTTAATCACTTCTCTTTCTTCGTCTGAAATCTTAGTTTTAAAATCATCAATATCTGTTGTAAAATTAAACTCTGTGTGAATCCAATAAGAGTGTCTAATTGCATCTTTATATGCTAATAATGAAGGGTATTCGTATGGTAAAATGTTTACTCTTTTTTCGAAGATATTGTTATTCATCGTAGTTGTGTTTTTTTGTAATTTATATATCAAGTGTATTGGTGATACCTTCGAAAATTAATTTTTAATTTTTTTTAGTTTTTTTTCTAGCTCATGTGCTTTTTCATAATATTTATATGAAGTAGCTTTGTAATCTTTACGCTGAGCATATAAATCGCTTAGAATCTTTTTAAGAATTGAGTCTTCTTTCTTAAATACTACACCATTTTCACAAACAATTACAGCTGTATCTTTTCGTCTTTCGATAATTTCAGATTCAGGAACTTGTTCAACGAATGACTCGGGAGAAATATTAAACTGTCTCATGATTGAAGGATATAGTGATGCAAAGTCAAATGCACTTACTCCACTATAATAACCAACAATGGGTTGCTTTACAAATGCTCCTTCAAATTTACCTTCTTTAAGAGAATCTGCTTTGCCATATTCTATACCAATCTTTTTATTTGTTTCTGCTAATTTTCTTGCTAACAAAGCTTCTGTGATTGCCACTGGTGATGAAGCTTTATACAAAGGCATTCTTGTAATAGTTGCTAATGTTAAAAGTACTTCCATCGATCTTAATTGTCGATCTATATAATATACAAGACATGAGTCAATTACGTTATAGAACACATACTTTGTAAAATCATTATTATAAAGATCCGTTAATGATCCAGCATATTTAATTTTGGTTACATCTAATACTGCACCAGAAACGAAGTCTAATGAATTTGATTCTTTTACAGCAACTGATCTGTCATATTTATCATACAATTGCATGTAATCCAAAATTCCCATGTGCATTGGTCGCTGATCTGTCTTGTCTAAGCTGCCAGTGATTGCCACTTCAGTCAGGTCAATCTGTAATCGTTTACATCTATTGACTATATACTGCCAGTCATAGTTGATAAAGTTCCACCCTGTCATCATTGGGAACTTAGGCAAAAACTTATGTAAGAATGTATACAACATATTGTACTCATCATCAAACTTATGATATGAAAAGTCCCAATCTGTGTCGTAGTTTTTTAAGTGTGCATTAGTATCCTTTTCAATTTTAGCAATTTGTTCTGATGTTAAATCTTCTAGACCTAATACAATTGCTTTACGTTCAGGTGTAATAATTGAAAATGTTAAGATACGAGACTTAGCCTCTTCTGGTTTTGGGAAACCATCAACGATCTCAGTTTCAATATCGACGAAGTATGTTCGTGGCATATTGAATTCATAGATCTCTTCTTTGTCTTTTTCAGGCAAAGAGTCCATGAAATATAACAAACTAAATTTATTAAAAGATTTTGCAATACCTCTTTTAAGTGGTCTATTGTCCCAATTTCTATAGGTACTATCTTTATGCTTATCTTTTTCTTCTGTGACTACCCAATTTTGGAATTGGTTTACAGAATATCTCTTGAAGGAAACTTTTCCTTCTTTGTCGTAATATGAAACTATTAGTTCCTTTTCGGTTTGTTCTATATCTAATAACATTAATAGCCTCGTTTTTGACGGTTTTTATTCTCTTCTGCTTTTGCGAAATAATAATTATATGCTGTTTTAGCATCTAGGCCAATTGATGCTGCATAATTAATAAAGAAATGTAATACATCGATCCATTCCATGAACAACTCTTTACGATCATCTTCTGATAGATCTGAAACTTTCATAGTTTCATATTTTGAGAAGTCTTTTTTCCAGTATTTCCATACTGCATTTCCAGAGCCATCTTTAATACCGCCAAGTGCATCTGTCATTTCATGTAACTCATCAATAACTGCGTGAGTATTAACATGCCAAAAATTCATTACTTCTCTAATTGACATTTCGTCAAACTTAATTCCATAAGTTTTTTCTTGCATCTCTTTTTGATGCGACATAATATCTTCTAGGTGTGTTGTCGATTGGTCGTAAAAGTCTTGTACTTCTAGATCTTTACATTCATTGTCTATGTTTGCCATTTTTTATTTTGTTATAGTATTAATATGAATATTTTTAATTTAGTTTCAGGTTTTTATTGGTCCATTTCCAAAACTTCTCCCCATCCTCTTTGAGAATTAACTGTTTCTTTTGTAGTCATCTGTTTTGGTTTAGGATCTCCACCTACATTCCAAAACCATGCACCTGGATTTCCATGTTTTTTCATAAATTCCCATGCTTTTGCATCGTAGTTAGTAGCTGAAGGAAACGGTGGCATATATGCAGCATCTACATCTTGATTAAATTGTTTAGGATGTGACCATACATTTGCTCTTCCTAATTCACCATCTTTGATATTACGCGCAACTGCCACTGCATTAAAGTCTGCATCTGGCCATGCGATTTGTAAAGCTCTTTGTAAAACTCCTGTTGAAATAGCAGACCAAACTTCTTTTGGGTATCCATGAGTCTCTGCAAGATCATATGCTACTTTAACTGCAGCAGCTGTAACTAATTCATGTTTTAAACCTAATGGAATAAAAGTTGCATTGTTTTCTTCAGCCCATCTTTTTGCATGTGCATTCAGATTTGGCATTGCTGCGATTCTTTTAAATTTCATTTCAGCACCGTTCTCAATACAAATAGCTTGATGATCTGAAATCTCTTTTTGAGATGGACTAAATAAGACCAATTTCTTATTGTACTTTTCAGCTAAGTATGCCAATGAAATTCCAGCAAAACCAAAACGAGGTTGAACGTATACTAATGTATCTGTTTGACATTTACTAACTAAGATGTCACCAAATCTACATTTAGATCCAAAGCCCATTAAATCTTCTCGAACTACGTTAAATCCATCATGTTCTACAATTTTAGGAGAATCGAATGGATCTTTCCAATCACCAGCTAAATCTAACCAAGCCTGTCTATTTGGCATCATTAGATTTAGATCTTGATTTCTATTACTGTTTGTGTGTTTATCGTGTGACATAATTAAAAGTTTGTTTTATCTGATAGTGTATCTGAATTAATAAATGTTTTATGATATTCCATGATTTTGTCTCTGGCTTCTTCTGCGCTATCTACGATTCTAAATAGATCAAAATCTTTATCACTCATTTTACCATTTTCAAGAACAGTATTTCTAAGCCAATCTACTAATCCTGTCCAGTATTCTTTACCAACTAGGACTATTGGATATTTTACGTTGTGTCCACATTGTGCTAATGTAATGGCTTCAAATAATTCATCCATTGTACCAAGACCTCCAGGAAATACTGCAAATGCCTGTGAGTATTTTAAGAACATAACTTTACGTGTAAAGAAATATCTACATTCAATACCAAGATCAACATACTTATTCATTCCTGCTTCAAATGGTAATTCAATTCCAATTCCAATAGATTTACCACCAACTTCTTTTGCGCCGTGATTAGCTGCTGCCATAATACCTGGACCACCACCAGTAATTACTCCAAAACCTTCACAAGCTATTAACTTACCAAATAATTTTGCCTCTTCATACCATTTAGTTCCAACTTTGGTTCTTGCACTTCCGAATACGGAAATACATGGGCCCAGTTCGCTAAATGTATCAAATCCTTTTGTAAATTCTCCTTGAATTCTTAGGATTTGCCATGCATCTTCTGCTTTATTTTTCATTTTCTTTATTTTTATTCGTTAGGATAATCTTTACCCCACAAGTATCGTGTTGTTTCAGCATTTACTACAACATTTTCTGTGGGATGTTTTGCTAAATTGAATGCTCCATCAAAAATCCATGTGTATGGAATTCTCTTAGTTGGAGATTTAATGTCATGACTAATTGCAATGTGTTTGTAAAAGAAACATGTTTTATCTTCTACATTTAACATCTTTTGACTAGTCATCGGGTTATTTGGATGATTAGCTAAAATATTCATTTGTTCGATCCACATTTCAGCATACTTATTTTCTGCTATAAATTGTCCATCTTTGTCAATAGAATATTTTACTTTACCATTTAAGTTTGGTCCTCCAAAGATTTGCATCATACCGTCAAAGTGTCCTGTTCCACCAAAAAGAATTGACTCAGGATCTACAAGATCTGGTCTACTCATTGCAACATAACGTGCAGTGTTCTTACATGGATATAATGGACTTCTAAAGTTTTGGTGTTCTTTAAAATACTTTTCTAGAATTTTTGCAAATTCCATCATTGTATATGGTCTCTCTAGATTTTCTAAAACATGAGCCATTTCTTTGGCAGCTTTCTTAGGTCCATCTAATAACCAATCTTTAACTTGTGTACCTTTAGGATAATAGATTTGAAATAGATCATTACGTGCATGTCTGTTTTCAACAAAGTGTTCTCTTGTTTTTTCTTCACCTTCATTAATCAACCTCATAATAGTTCCCCAATGTTCATTACTGAATGAGAATACAATCGTATAATAAAGAAGCTTTTCTAGATCTGTTTCATTTTGCATCATATAACAATATGGATGCTCGTGCCAGTGTAATCTGTGGGAAAATATTTGATAATCTTCCGATAATAATTTATCTTGTCTCTTATCAAACGCATGACAAAATTCAAAGAATTTATCAAAACGTTGTTCTTGAGTCCAATCTTTCATCCAGCTTTCCTTAGGTTTACCATTATGCATGATAATATCAGAAGTGCCTTCATATGAAATATTGTCATAAACCATATTAGTGTCATCTTCAAATTCAAATAATTTATTCTGAATTATACTTGACACTTTTCTTTTAGGTTCAATATCACATTGAGGTTCTCTTACTACTTGTTGGTCGTTAATCATAGTTTACTTACCATTTTTTTATAATCTTCTACTGAAACTCCAGCAGCTTGTAATATCTTGTCATCTGATGGAAACGAAGTCATACCATTGAAAGTCTCTACAAGACCTAAATCTAACATAGCTTTTTGTCTACCAAATGGATGATCGTTTATTGATGAAGAGTTCCACAGAGTGTCCATGTTGATGTGGGCATAGTCTGCTCCCGGTCTTAAGTAGTTTTCGATCCATCTAATATAATCGCAGGCCACATCTTCTGCGTTATATGGCAATGATCCTGTATCTTCATAGATCTTATTCATAACAGAATCTAAGAATTCTTCGCTTTTCTTGCCACCACCTGAAATTGGATCTGCCAAATAACCAATACATTCTACTGCATTTGTTCCATAATAAAACATAGATTCTCTGTTCATATATTCTGGGAACCAATCTGCAACATCTGCAATTACTGCAGCGTATTGAAATCTATAAGCTCTTAAACCATTGTCTGCATTCCACTTAAACATCCAATCACCCAATTCTCTTAAGTCTTTTTTATCACCTGTTGTTAGATATGTTGCCATATCTCTTGCTAATCTTGGTGCATATTCACATAAGAAATAATCTCCACCTCGTTTGTAAACATATTCTGGTTTTTTAAACGATGACATACCTACAAAACTATCTTCATCTGATGTTGGTGTAGGTGGTTTTGGGAATGCCGGAAATTGATAACCAACTGAAGTATAAAATGGCGTTGGATGATACTTAACTTTCTCACACATTTCTTCAATCGTATTACAATCATGTAAAGATGGCAATATTGTGTTGTGATAACCAGAAGGTTTGGTTGCATAATTAATTGCAGATCCACAAACTCTGTGTAATATAAACACATAAAGCCAATCTTCTAATCCAAATACTCTTTGTTTGTTTGTCCAATTATTTGCAATCTCAAATCTTTGTGGTGTGTAAAGTCCTGCATCCATACGAGACCAATATGGATGATCTTCTGTCCAACCATAAAAACAATCATTGATGATGGCTGAGAATCCTGCAAATTTACGTTCTACTACATCATATAATTCAATATGGTGCATTAACTCGTCATTAACATCACTTTCATGATGAGGAATATGACCTAAATTACTAAGCTCTTGTTGTTTAAGTGCAAGATCATAATATCTTAGGAATTCTTCATAGTATCTGGTAGTTTTTATTTGCATATTACTTAATTACTTTCCAATTAAAAGGATCTCTATTTCTTTGATATTGCATCATAGACCATTCTAATTCATTTGTTTTAATTTCTAATATCTCTATCGTACCATTAGTGTACGTTATTTCTATTTTGTATTTTTCGTCATTCTTTTCCATTTTAAAAAAGTGCAAGCGTTTGTTTAATTAGTTTTTTGTTAGGTTCATTCTTAGCAACATCCCATCTGTAAAATTCACGGGCAATGTGTACTGATTTTGGTTTTTCCATAACATCAAATGTCAATTCGTTAAGTGCATTAAAATACACTTCTGGATGTTTATATGATTTCCATCCATTTCTTTGACACATATCATCGATAGATGAATTAATTTCTTTGACTAAAGCTGCACGTTCTGACCAAGTTCCAGTGTATGGTGTTCCTTTATAGTAACCTGTTTTAGGCAACACTCTTGATTCATTTTCAATAGGTAAACAATGTACTACTTCAATATTGGTAACACCACGTTCTTGTAGTTTCAATAATTCTTGCTCATATTTAATCATAAGATTTTTAACAGAAGCTGAAGGATTATCTTGTCTCATTAAATGGTGTCTTACGTCAATATTACCCATATAAACCCTAAGATCAGTAATCCATGGGTATACATATGTGTCTAATCCTCGTTTAAGTGCACCGTGCATAGTTAAACCATCATGACGTTGAGTCATGTAACCTGGAGAATATTGGCTAAATGAATGGCTATCACCAAAACAAAGTTTTTCTGTTTTAGCAATGTGATCAATTCTTGGAATATCGTTTGCACAAATTTCTCTTATTGATTCAATATCTGGTTCGATAGATTTAAATAAGTCAGTTCCCGTTTTAAGTCTTTGTTCAATAAGTGTAGCAATACATGGCATATCATGATGTAAACTATACATCTGTGCACCGCTTTTGATACGAATTAATTGGTGGTACAAATCATCGTTCGCACCACCAAAAATATTAAAAGTACCTTTGAATTCCATACCATGTTCGATAAGAATACAATCGTAATCTTGCCATTTGGTTTCGGTATCTGTGATAACGTCTACTCTTTCAAATCCCAAGTTGGTTATTTGATTAGCTAAATGAAATGCCCAACCACTTTTGTGTGAGCTTTCCTTTGGACTTAATTTACCAACTAAGGCTGCAATCGCTATACGAGACGACTTATCGGTAACATAGTCTGTTAAGTACTTAAATTCTGACATATGATATTATTTAATAGGATCTTCTGATTCACCATAACCATGCTTTTCAACATAGTTGTCAAGAGCACCTAAGTATGCAACTGCATCTAATAGATTATCTTGTTTATAATTATATGAATGACGACTCAATTTAAGTGCAACTAAAGCTGCATACATGTCAGATCCATTCATTTCTTTACCAGTCATGCCATTAAAAATCATTGCAGCTCTTCGCATACCTTCTTCGAAAGGTCCGTACATGCGTTCTTTTTCTTCTGAGCGTTCGTTAACAATTTTGTTAGCTTCTTCTAAAATATTAGTTTTGTTCATGTGAAGTGTTTATTATTATATGTATTAGCCTTATTTTGTTTCGTTTTGCCTTTAATAAAGTTGAGCAAACACTGATTCGTTTACAAATTGGCTATCTTCATTTAAAATATCCAACTCTTCTTCGGTCATTTCACGACCATCATAATCAGCTGATTCAATGTAAGCATCACAGAAATCTCCATAATCTTCCATATCAATTCCTCCAACAAATACGTTGTCAATCTTACTGTAATCTAATTCTATCTTTGTCATAATGTGTTTGTTTTAATTATAAGGCTAATATACATATAATAATTGACATAAAAAAATATTAATAATAAAAGTTATTAACAATTTTCTAGACTATCAGGATAGTACAATAGGGTTGGATTCTTCTTTTGAATGTCTAATTCAGGATAAGCCTCTTTAAACTTCATCACATCAAACTTCTTAGTGATTAAATGGTGTCCATTTTTAGTTGGAATAATCGCTTCAATCTTTGGTCCAACTTCATATCCAATTGGCATTCCTGCTTCATCAAATTTAACTTTAGTAATTGGTGCACAATTATATTCAATATAAGCCATCATTACTGGACTAGCTTCCATCATATCATCTACATCAATGATCCATCTTTTCTCTTGAGTTTTGATTTGACCAACAACTGAATCAAATAATCCTTTTTGGTTATTGTTACCATCTTGAATTCTTTGAGCCAATGCAACCATCATGTTGAGTGATACATCAAAGTGATTTTGTTTTTGTACATGGATGTAAGCACGTGCCTTAAACATCTCACATAATTGAATAATCTCATCCCATCTGCGTTCCAAATGGTCAATACTTTCAATACAATAAGTCTTAATAGTTCGTACTGATTGATGATTATCTCGTTCGCCTTCAGGTTGATCTTTCTTACGTTTAAAAACATAAAGCATATAAAAGTCACCCTTCTTTTCGAAGTTCAATAAAGGTCTAATTAATTCTAAATTGTTTATCATAATTTTATTTGTTTTTAGCTAAACCACCGTTTTTAATTGTAAAATTTTCCATGATGTATTCATCATATCCTCCCGCAATAATAGATCTATTTTGGTCAGATTGTTCAATTAAACTCTGCATCTCATTCTCATTATAATATTGAGATTGATAACTCATGAATAATTCTCTTAA